ATGAATAATTTACGAGCTATTGTACAAAGGCATGTAGAAGAACAAACGTTACGGCAATTTTTAAATGAAGATTACCCCAATACTTCAGAAGAAGAAAAACAAAGAATTTTAGAATTTGCAAGGGAAATGATTGAAAACAACGTTCAACGAATTTTAGATATTTTCCTAACAGAAGTTACTCAAAATTCTCCCGAACGAAGAAAAGTTAAAAATGAAAAGATTTTGATTGCCTCTATAACTCTTATAGCAACTACAGGAATTGCTCATGCTGTTAATTTAGAAAACTTGGGGTATATTATCGTATGTGCGCTTATCCTTTTATGTGTACAAGTCTATCCGATTCTTAAGGAGTAACAGGAGGATCATCATGAGAACGTTTAAACATTTCAAAGGCGCCATTTACACAATGCTGTGTACTGCACAGCATTCAGAAACCCACGAGAAACTTGTCATATATCGAAATGAATCTGGAGAAATTTTCGCAAGGCCATATGAGATGTTTTTCGAGTCAATTGAACGTGATGGAAGATTAATTAAACGATTTACTGAAATAACACAAAAAGACGATTCCAAATAAGAACCGTCTTTTTGTGTTTTACTCATTTCACATACACATAGGCTTCATTTGCTGTTACATAGTATGTTCTTCCTTTGCTATTGTGTACTTTATATTGTGGTGAACCATTTACATTTACTTTCGCATCAATTGTAAATCCTAATCCTGCATCTACAGAACCAGCCACATCTTTATCCTGCCAAGATGGAGTATCATAGAAACGTAGATTGTTAACTTTTGAAATAACACGCTTTCCAACAATAGAAGAATCTACTGTGCTTTTCTTATTAAACTTTACATAAGATGAATCGTTCTTAATCCACTGATTTCCACCAAGATTTAACCAACCATCCTTTTCCGCCCATACAATATAAGATTCTGGTTTGTTTAGTTGACGAATTTTAGAATAGCTTGTACCTGGTCCTTTACGTAAGTTAACGTTATAACCTTCAATATAGGCGATACCGTCTGTTACTGCTGTTGGTACTTCCGCTGGTTTAGATGGCTTCTCAGGAACAGAAACATCCACACTAGAATTATTGAATGCTCGTTGTACATCTGCTCTAAATTGAGCTTCTGAAACGCCATGAGACTTTAAGTAATCAATTGGATCTTCATGATCCGTACCACCAAGGTAATGAGTTACATCGCTATGTGTCCACAATCCTTTTTCTACAGATAAACCACGGTCACGTAAGATTTTAGCTAGTAACTTAACATATTTATCATAGCTGCGTTTGAATTTTGTATAGTCCGCTGTTTCGCATAACTCTACATGTACAAATCTTTTATTAGCACCAGGACCGCCGCCATAAGCAATGTATTTTGTATCAGCAATTTGGATTGTTTCGTCCCAATCGACTGCATAGTGAACAAATGCATTTCTCCATGTACGAGACTCATATTTTTGAATGTTAATAGCTGGAGCTTCTGGAGTTGCTGTAGAATGTGCAACAACGCCCTCATAAGCACCTACACCATAACGGTATGGTTGTTTCGGTAAATCAGGAATAATAAGTGTTCGATCAGCAAAAGCACTTGTAGCAAAAGAAACAGCAAGTACTAGAATCATAAGTAACGAGGTAACATGTTTCATTGTCTTTTTCATTTAGCATCAACATCCTTTTTCATAATTTTTGTATGATCAAATAATCCACTTGCTGATAGTCCAATGATGATTCCCTGGAATACATTTGTTTTGATATCTCCGCCCATAAATAAAACGCCTAGCATAATGCCAAGCGTTAAATTTAGTAACGGAACATATTTTGTTTGTAATCCAATTGTTTTTCCAATCTGTGAAAGACCTACTACAATTCCAATCATTACAGTAATTTCAAACATTACATACCACCTCCTTTCAAGAAGAAAGTGAGAATGCCACCAACAATTCCGCCAACTATAAGTCGCAAAATCCAGGTAGTATTGGCGCTGATTTTATCTAACTGTTTGTTGATATTGATAATGTCTTTCTCGTTACCTGTTGTCCGCATTTCTAAACTTTTAATCTCTAAGCGAATGTCCTTAATATCTTGCTTTATTTCTTGAACATCACTTCGTACATCTTGTAACCCTTCCACTTTGACCACCCCTTTTAGGCAATAAAAAAAGACCAGCTTATGGCTGCTCTGGTTTCTCGCTTATTAATTTTTGAACTAAATCTGTTAATGCGGACACATCGCTTGCTAGGGTCGTGACCTGCTCTTTTAGTTGTTTATTCTCACCTTTAACAGTAATTAACCCTTCGTTAAATTCATGATACTGTTGTTGGAAAGCTGCAATAAGAATAGAAACAGTATTATATAAATTAATGGCCCGTTTCTCTTTATCTGTAAAGATAGCATCCGTATCGTCTGCAATCATACCGAAATACGTTTCGATTTCTTTTGTTGTATATGGTTCTGTTTTTTCTTCCGGCTTGTTCACACGCATTTGATACAGATCATACATATCGTCCTTGAAGTTGTACTGTTTGATAGCTAAACTCATGATTTTATCAAGAGCTGAGAAAGGAATATCTTTTATATTTTCTTTCATATTTCTAGCCGATGTAGTCTTAAAGGCTTTTGCCCACATATTTTGAGTAGCTATCGCATCCTCTTGCGCATATAGCGTTCTTAATTCTATATCTTTCCATCCCTGACCCATCATATCTTTAATCTGCAAGCCATTGTTATAACCTTGTACAAAACTTGACCTTATCATTGCATTACCCATGATTAAATCATGATCGGTGGCGCCGTTTAAGAAATGTATTTTATAGTCACTGCCTTTTCTTTTGAAAGTAAACTGTCCCCAGTTATTTGTAAAAGCATGAGGCTCCGTTGTGGTCACGCTGAAGGAACCAGCTCCAGATGTCCATCCTTCAGATTCTATCTCAATATTATTCAAACATTTTAAACGTAACTTCCCATCTGCATATATGTCCATATGACCACCATCATTTTGCATTTGAATATATGATGACCATATATTGTTCCCTTCAGCGTTTTCTCCTTTAGAGATTCCAAATTTAGCCCAAGCTTTAGAAGGTTGTTCGAATCCATTGATTCGCGGAGTCGCTTGATAAATATAGAAAGCTCCTGCACCCTTGTATTTAATATTGTCAGAACCAAGGACGAGTGAAGGTTGAATACTTCCATCTGTTGTCTCCATAAACCCAAGATAAGCACGATTAGCGCCACTTCCATATAAAGTCATGTCCTGTGCATTTAAGCGGATGTGGTTACTATTAGAACCCTGTGGTGCTGTTTTGATAGTAACTCCTACTAATTCTTGTGCTCTTAAGTGTTTTGCTTCAATGTATCCGTCAAGATAAATTTTCCTAGCCTGAATCAATACAGCTTGAGCTGTTTGGTTAATTGCGGAAGCTATTTCACCAGCTTTAATTCTTGTGCTAATTTCATTACTCATTACAGATAACTGAGAACTATGAGATTCTACAATAGCTTTGCTTCCAAATGTACCGTCAGCTTCTGTTTTCGTGTAAACATTTGTAGCTTCTGCTTTTAAGTCAATTCGGTTAGATTGCTGATTGATCGTAGTCTCCATTTGAGTGAATTTATTATTGAAATCACTAGTAGCTACTTTTTTAGCAATCTCACCAACAAGCTGGTCATAGTTGGCGTAATCTTTTGGATTCTCCATGAATGTAGAGCGAGCAGATCCTTGTTGTAATTGTGGTTGAGATACCCAAATTGTACCGTTCTGTCTAACCCATATATCACCTTGTAAATGCGTTACCGCTACGTTAGGAGAAGTAATTTTAACAGATACTAGTACCCAAGAATTGTTGACTAATAAATCTTTAAACTCGGTTTGTACAAATGTTGAAACTGCATTTGCCCCATTAAAGAATTGAAGTTTAATCGCTCCACCATTATCAAGTGTATTCTTTTCCTGGACGTATACCCAAGCGGAAAATACATGATCACCGCCATTTTGTACAGCTGGAACACGTTGCATGATACCAGACCACTTACCAGCAGTTTGCCCTGTAGCTGTAATTTTGACAGAATTGTAACCTTCATGATGCCTAGCACTCTCAGGAACTATTGTAATACCTGAACCGGTTCCTACAAGGCTCCATTTCGTGGTACTTGGGGTTCTACTCGTTACAGCTCCTGTAGCAGCGTTTATTACTCGATCATCAAATGCAGCATTAAATAGTAAGTTTGTGCTTCCTAACCCACCTACATATTCCTGCATTTGTGTATCAGACACTTTAGATTTCATCTGATTATTCAACTGTGTGATATCACTCGTGTTTTGTTGAATAATCTCCCCTTGTTTACCTTGCATTTGAGATAACGTCGTAATGGTTTGAGAATTAGAATCTGTAGTCTGTTTAACTTGATTCAAAGTGGTTTGCATTGTACCTTGGTCTTTTTGTACCGTCGAGATTGTTTGTGAGTTCGTATCTACTGTTTGCTTAATCTCATTTGTTGTTTTAGTAAAATCAGCTTTAGAAGTAACTTCTTCATTGGCTGGCTGCCATGTAGTTCGTATGTTACCCTCTTCAAATTTAGCGTGATGTGAGTTTAAATCCCCATCAATATTACGACCGGAATAGTAAAATCTAATTAAAGTTATATCCCTATCTTTTGTTTTGAACGTGACTGATAGAGGTTCATCTTTATAATCTACATTAATCTTTAACGGTGAATCTGCACGTACAGATTTCCATTCTTGTTCTCCATCTGCATACGTTATTGCTGTTTCAACACCAAACCAAGGATTTGAATTGAGTTTCGTCATTTTTCCAGTAAATAAGAAAGAAATAGTGAACGTTTTGTTTCTGAAATTAATCTTATCGGAAAGAGTCATTTGTTTACTGTCTGACCAGGTTCCAGTTACGTTCTGTTTATTTAACCCTATTTCTGAACCGCTTGATAGGTTTATTGAACCTACTGAGATATTACTTACGTCGGTTTTTAATTGTGAAATTGTTTGCTTATTAGTATCAACAGTTTGTTTTATTTCATTTGTTGTTTTTGTTAGGTTACTTGTTGTTTGCTGTATATCGGAAATAGTCTGTTTAGTACCTTCCACAGTTGATTCAACCGTATTTAATTTATTACTAATCTCAGTATCTTTTTTTGTTAACGATTCAATAGAAATTTTAAATCCATTAGAATCCTGTTCAAACTTAGTTACTTTCTTATCAATTTCACCTTGTTTATTTTCGATATTAGAAATTGTGCGACTAACACCTTGCAAACTTTCCTTTACTTCGTTGAATTGTCCTGTCGCCTGATTTTGTGCTTCTTGAACCTTTTGATTCAATTCTGTTTTAGCTGTTTCAATATCTTCCTTAACATTTTTAATACTTTGCTTTAATGGTCCTGTATCTGGAGTAACCCTTTGCCACTGACCACCTTTCCAAAGTTTCTGCACCTTATTTTCAGGGTCAGCACTATCTATCCACAAAGTTTTTCCATCACGTAAATTCTCAGTAGGAGCTGTAGGTTGTTCGATAATATCAACCATGTTCTGCTCTATATATTTCTGCGTTGTCTCTGCCAAATCTTTTGCTGTTTGACTTTCTTTTTGAGCTTGATCAGCTTTATCTTTAGCATCGATGATGTCTTTGTTTTGTTCCTTTACTTTATTATTTAATTGGTCAAATAACTCTTGCGGAACCTTGTCATACAATGAACTTAGTATCTTTTGGTATAATCTACGTAGCTCATCATTTTGATCGACGATTTCACGATAATCACCAAATTCATAGTTATCTTGTGTAGGATCCTTAAAAGATTCATCACCAGCAATAGCTCGCGCTTCAAGATATAACTTAGGTGTAAACCCTTCATCTATAATTCGGATTGTATCTCCTTCATTGATTTCTTCGTGTGATAAACCAGGTATTCTTGCTATATTTTGTGCATCGACTCCATAAGAAACGGAAGCATTCACAAGCTTACTCATTTCCGTTTTCATTAAAGTTAAAAGTCTTTCTGGAGACATATTTTGATCGTCTGTTTGTGGAGTATAGAAAGCGAATTTATGTTTTCCGTTCTCATTCCAGCGTTGGTAAGCTGCATCATCCACAAGATAAGGAACACCCTTATTTATGGATGAGATTGTAATAAATTCTCCATTTTCTTTTTTTACAAAACCTAATAATGCTGTGCAAATGTTTTGAGAATTCTCAATACGTTTAATTCCTATTAAATCTTTACCAAAGGTTATTTCTTTTCTTGTATCTCGTCCTCGCCTCTTAACCATATCCACATAACGACCAACAATTTTAGAACCAACAACTTCAGCACGATATTGAAGTTCTAATTCAAATGAAGCGGCAATTTTCTTAAGTAAATCCAATGGATCGGTAAATTCTTCAATTACCATTGAATGCGCTCCATCATGTTCGGTTTTACCTATTTTCCACTTTGTCCCTTTAAGAGCTATTTCCATACATTGTTTCAATGTTTTACTTTCTATTTTTTGTGGCTCAATAATTCCTGCTTTAGCAAGCTGAATCCATTCACCAGATGCATAAACCATTAATGATCTATCTTTAGAATCTTTTTCCGTTTCTGTAATGACATAAGGAACGATTCTACCACCACGTACTTCCTTTAGTACTAAGTTTTGTTGTACAAGTGTTGCTGCATGATCTGTACTTTCGAACACCCTAAATTCTAGTGTATCGATATTATTCTTAATTTCCCAACGACGTTTATCATCCCAATAGTCTTTAGGTTGTACAGCTGAAACGATTTGATTTGTTTTAAAGTCAACAACATGTAAGTCTCCACTTGGTGTACTCATCTAAATCGCTCCCTATACGTTAACTTTGCTATTCCTACATTTGCTGGACGTATTATAACTTCATTTTTCCCTCTTTTTATAACAGGGAATGAACTAAATATATCTTTTAGTGCAATTGCATTTGTTCCATTGATTGTTACTAATGATCTTTCTGTGTCTATTTGAATTTTATCTCCTATATCAAAAATATAAGGTGTTACATCTTTATCAAAATGATTAATCTTGTAAAACTTAACATCTTCAACAAACGCGACTTCCATCGCATCATTATTTCCGTATTTAGTCACTGCTACAGCAATTTTTTTTGGCTTCATGCTTGTATATTTAGATGTATTGCTTATGTCTATCCAATAATCTAATTCATTATCGTTATCAATCTCTGTATTCGTTCTGTATTTAGATACTTTAGCAAACCATTTGTTACCCTCACGCTTCATTGACAAGTGACCTCTAAAGTCATTGAATGATCCTTCGCGAATACCACCTGTAGATTCAATAATTCTATAGTTATCTTTATTAACTTCAGATTCCATCCAACCCACACCAACTCTAGCATTAATGTTCTGCATAGTATTGTAGTAATCTGTTAAATCTAACATGGTCATAATTTCATCATTGTCTCCTAGAAGGAATACAGCTACAGAACCCATCTGACCAACTCTATTAGAACGTAGTGTAAATTGACAATCTAAAATAAAATCAGTAGTATCTTGAGGAATTGCTCTAGTCATTACAGGTCCATGCCATGCGGTACCATTACCATAATCTTCAGCGTAGAATGCGTAACCTTGCCATACTTTAAAACTACCTGCGGGCTGAATATAACCGATTTTTTGAGTGTATGGTGTCCATTTAGTTAAGTCAGTCATTTCGTCCCATAAAATACGTTCCTCTCTAGACACTACAACCGTCTGTACTGGTACTGGGTAACCAAGTCTGAAGTATTCTAGTCCGTTCCATACATCTAGAAAAGGACTCTTTGCTCCTACAGTTATATCAATAATTGGATTAGATTCTACAGAACCTTTGTTAATAAAGTTAGACTTTAAATCACTGTTCTCAATAGCAAGGGTTTTACTTTGTACAGGACCTAATTTATATGGCATTGGACAAATGAACGTAAGAGTTCCTATTCCAAGTGTTACAAATTCATCTAGATCAAAACTTTCATCCACAACTGCTAAATATGTTCTATTTGGTTCTATATCAAAAATAAGCTCTACTGGTTGATCCGTTATTAACCAACTTGCAATTTCCTCTTTTAACATTTCTAAATCAGCATCATCAGGAACTATAATCCCTACAGGAATTGATAAAACACGCATTTCTGTTTGTGTATTTAATAATCTTGCTCCAGGATATCCTGGGGTACTTAGAAAATTCCGTTTCAATGGTGCCCATGTTGGTCTTTTCCAACCTTTTGCAATTTGGATATAATTTTTACGTTCATTGTTAAATTTGAAAGAGCTCATTTTGACACCTCATTTCTTAATAAAATTAAAGAAACCCAAACTTAAAAGTCTGAGTTTCTTTTTTCTTCTCTTTCTTGATACTCGGTTGTATATCGATAAGTACCACGCGCCACATCTCTTCCTTCTAAAACAACAGGAACTTCCACAACTAAATCACCACCAAGCATTGGAATTACTCCGCCTCCAGATGATCCGAAAGAATTATTTATTACTTGATTTGATACACTATTTGTCATGGCCTGTCTACTGTTTGACATACTTCCATACACACCACTCATGACGGTCTTTAATCCCGCTAATTGGTTTGCGGAGCTAGCCATCATACGGCTCATATCGTCCATTAATTGATTTATTTCTCCTGATATAGCAAATTGTTGTCTTGGCATGGCTGCTACGATTCCTGCACCAATATCTCCAAGTGTCTTTTTATTCAAAGGTAAAACCGCTTCTTTGCCGGCTTCTCCTGCACCTTGTAGGTTGCCACCATTCATTCCGAAGATAGTCGGTTTAGTGAAGATACCACCTTTTGCACGCCAATCTATATTGAGTCCAGAAGGGAACGTAATATCCTTCCCTAAGACATTTTTCGTACTAGTTTGCAAGCTAAAGTGTGGAAGAGGTGGCATTTCAGGTTTAGGAATCTTTAACTTCAAGTCACTAAAGAAACTCTTGATCTTCCCAATAAATTTTTCTACGCTGTCAACTGCATCTTTAATTGGATCAATAATAAAACGTTTAGCTGCTTCAAATTTTTCTTGAGCTGCATTCTTTACAGAATCAAATTTTTCCCGTGCTGTGTTGTACATATCATTGAATTTCTCTTTTGCAGAATTATAAGCTGAAATAATTGGTTCAACGATGTATGTGTAAACCATCTTCCAAGCTTCAAGTGTATACCCTTTTATTTTCGCCCAATTTCCTAATATCCAATTGGATAAATCATTTAACTTTTCTTTTGTTGCGTTCCACAATTCCTGAACAGGCTGAATGACATATTGTTTTACTAAATTCCACGCTGCAGAAGTATATGATTTAACTGTTTCCCATTTCGAATTTAGCCAAGAAACTAAATCGCCAAACTTTTCTTTTACTAAGTTCCAAGTATCTATGACAGGTTGAATAATATATTGCTTAAATAGTCCCCAAGCGATTTGCGCCATAGCTTTTGCAATTTCCCATTGTGTACCAAGCCAAGTGACCATTTCACCGATTTGTGTACTTACCCAGTCGTAAGCTTCCTGGATTGGCTGGATAATGTATTGACAGATTGCTGCCCATGCAATTTGTGCACCTGCCTGTATTAACAACCAACCAGCTTCTAAAACGGTAGAAACTGCTGAAATAATTGGATCTAACACAGTAAGAATCGTATCCCAGGTTTCTTGCCATGCTTGCGTTAATAATCCCCATAATTCAGACGCTGTTTCAGTTAAAGAAGTCCACCAAGAGGAAGCTGTTTCCACAATTCCGGACCATAGACTACTAAAGAATTCACCTATCGGATCAAAGAAACTATGCATCATTTCAGTGAATGAGGCCCAAGCTCCTGAAAAGAATTCAACAATAGAATTCCATGTACTACTACATATTTCACCTATCCCTGTCCATAAATCGCTGAAAAATTGACCTATCGGATCAAAAAATGCATGCATTGTTTCTAAAAATGAATTCCATGCTTCACTTGAAGATTGAACGATGCCATCCCAAAGTTCTATTAAATATTCTTTAATAGAATTCCACATATCTATAGTCCATTGTTTTATAGAATCCCAATTTTGATAAATTAGTACGCCCAAGGCAACTACAGCAGCTACAACCACAGCGATTAACGCTACCCATCCCATCATTGCAGCCCCTATACTCGATATAACGACGACTATAGGCATTAAAGCCATAAATGCTCCCGAAATCACACCAATAGCAATTGCAATCGCTGTTAACGTTGCTGCTAATTCAGGATTATTAGAAATCCATTCAGCGAATTTAGATACAAGATCCGCTATAACCTCAAGAACTGGCTGAAGCGCAACTTGTAAATCTTGCATTGCTTTTTGAAATTTAACTGCTGGATTTGCATCCATTTTCTTAATAGAATCATTCAGTTTATCTTGTTGCTTCCCAAAATCAACTGTTTTCTCTTTCGCACCTAGCAAAGTATTAATTATGTTTTGCCCTTGATCTTCATACATTGTCATTTTGTTATCGTAAAGGCTTTTTATCCTCTACTTCTTACAGTTCATTTCCTGTAAGTTCGGCATACGTTTTCACTAATAAGTGTCGCGGTCTCGTGGAGGGATTATATCTTTTCACCCTCTATGCTCTGCCCCTGACTATACTTTGTATAGCCTTCGGTTCAAATTAGGATTCGCACCCTCTTTGCTTTATACCGCGATTTTACTTCGGCACAATTCATCATCTACCGAAAAACTTAACACCTAATTCATTACGCTTGGTTTCATCATCAACTTGTGATAAGGCTTGTGCAATCTCGGTCATAGCTGCTGAACCTTCTTTACCACCATTAGCTACAGCTTGACCCCATATTTGAACTTGTTCTGCTGAAATTTGTGTACCTTCAAGGGCTTCTGTCATTGCTTTATCGACACCTTGACCGAATTCAGCCGCTTTTACACGACCTTCTTTCAGTCCATCTAGCAAATTATCGATATTCCAGGTTCCTGTTTCAACCCCAGCTGCCATAATAGCTTGTACTTCTTCAGCGTTGTATCCTGCTCGCGTTAACTGACCACCATATTCGGCGATAATATCTAATTGTTCCGGTGGAAAACCCATTTTTAATAAGGCATCAGCCATACCAAGAGCGCCTTCTTGTGAAATGCCTAATTCATTACCGATTTCATTCGTTTCTTGAATTAATTCAGTAAAATCAATGCCAGCATAAGCATTAGAAATAACAGCTGCACTCTGTACGAAAGAAGCATTTGCTTCATCACTAACATTTTTATTCAAAGCCCATTGTCTTCTTACACCCTCAAGTGCTTCTTCTGCATCTAATCCATAGGCTGAAATTCCTCTCACAGCATCCTCTACTGATTTTTTTGAGGACTCAGGAACATCAAATCCTATTTCAATTTTTGTTTTTAACTTCGACATGTCCATTGCTTTTTCAATTGCGGTTGCAATTCCGCCACCAGCTGCCATTCCACCGATAACATTTTCTAATCCAACTTTTAGACCTTCAAACTTCTTCTCAGTTCTTCCGGCTTCTTGTTGTAAATCTCTCAATTCATTTCGTACTTGCTGAATTGAATTACCAGCATCCACAGATCGTAGCGCTCTTTGTAATTTCTCTATATCAGTTTCTGCGCCTAATGCTTCACGGCCAATAATTCCAATCGCTTGCTCTAACTGTCGACTTGTAGCTGTTCCATTTCGAATTGCATTCACAAGACGATTTCCTAATGCTCCTGCAAAATCATCAACGCTTTTTCCTGTAGCTCTAAATAATGTTTCTAATTGCCTTGTAGAACTCGCTACATTCTCTTGCTCAGCTTTCATGTTTCCGAGTTTATTTTTCAGACCATTAAGCGATCCTTCTGTAAATTCAATTTCACGCCTGAATGCACGATATTGTTCTTCAGAAATTTTACCGTTTTGAAATTGAGCTTGTACTTGTTGTTCCGCTGCTTTCAACTTATCTAGTTTTTGCGTTGTATTTTCAATCTGCTGTGTAAGTAACTGTTGTTTTTGCGCTAATGCTTCCACATTACCAGGGTCAAACTTTAACAAACGCTCGACATCTTTTAGTTCTTTAGCTAAAGAATCGCTTTGTTTATTAACATCTTTTAGAGCGTTTTGTAACGGCTGAGTGTTACCACCAATTTCTATCGTAATCCCTTTAATTCTCCCTGCCATTTTCTCACCCCTTTCTTAGAATGAATCGAAGTCTTTTTGATTTGCCTTTCTAACTTTTTCTTTATCTGGATTCTCTAGCTCAGCGAATTCAGCAATGTAATCAAAACAATCACCAATTGTCATATCTTCTAAATCCCAGCGTGTTAATTTCGCTTTATAACAAAGAGCAAGAAACAATTCAGTAGTAAATTCTTCATCATTGAATGTTCCTTGCTCTCCATTATTTTTCTTTATTTTTTTTTTGCTCCCATAGTGACCTGAACCAATTCCATAACTTCTGGCATAATTTCTTCAATTGGGAATTCCTCAAATTTATCTAGCCACGTCATAGGATCAGGAATATTAGGATCAGCCGTTTTAGCGTATAACCACGTTAAGTCATAAATAAGTTCAAAATCTACTTTACTCATATCGACATTAGACATATCAATGGGTTGTTCTGACCCATCTGATGAAGCTAAAGCATTAATTGCCCCTAACCCCATCAAATCTGCAAATAAATTACGTCTGAATTGTGCTTTATATCGCTTAACTGTTGCTGCTGTAGCTTTTAATTTGACTTGCTTTCCATCGATTGTAATCGTCTTTTCCATTTACTTACGCTCCTTTTGGTGCTGCTGGTTTTTTAACGTACACTTCTTTGTACCAGTTATCGTAAATTGCTTGTGTTGTTTTAGCAGTCGTTTTCGTTTTAACCATTGGTCTTCCACCTGGTACTAAAACAATTGGGCTAGAAACAAACTTCAGTTCATTTGTATTTGGTTCAGCCGAACTTGTTTTTGTTTTGGATGCAAGTGTTGGACGACTTGCTGAACAGTTATACATAACATGTCGAGTTGCGTTCACGTCACCATCAAACTCAAATAATAAAGCGAACGGTTTTCCTTTTGCATCAGCTAATTCATTTAATACGCCATCCGTTTCATCTAATTCCTCACCCAGTGCATCGATAGCAAATTTTTCTGGGATAGTAGCAATACTTAATGTTCCATCGTAACCTTGGTTATTACTTGCTGCGTAATAAAGCATGTCATCTGCATAGAATTCAATTAAATCACCACGCGGTTCAAATGTTAGTTCAACCCCACCAGGCAATGGAATCGGTGTACCAAATTTCACTAAAAAGTCTTGAACATCATATGGAACATAATGTACATTCTTCAGACCAAACGTAACTTTATTTTCTTTATTCACCTACATCAACCTCGTTTCATAATTTTTTTGATACATTTTTTCAGATTCAATAAAAGTCTCATACGAGTCATAAGGAATCTCATGATCGTCTAGGACTTTTTCAATATTGGCTTCTGCAACTAAGTCTTTTTTTGTTGTATAAAGCTCAATATTTGCATCGTCTATCTTGTGATACACCTTGTTATCAGCCATTAAATTTGCCGATCCATCCACAAGGAAACAGATGTATGGTGGTTTTGGTACTGGCTTGGTCGGCGTTGCTGTGAAATGCGAATAAGCTACAGGATATCCTGTAGCTTCAAGAATTTTTGTTAATTCACCTAATGTCATTGTTGAACCGCCCTTTCAATACGTCTTGGCAATTCATCAATTACATATTCTTCAACTGGACGGATATGCACCTGTGCCGAAACACGCCCACCGCCAACTTTCGCATGTCCTTTTTCTAAAAGATGTGTTAATTGTCCTTGAGTATTATGGATGACAACACCATTGCCTTCTTTTTTCTTACGCCAACCTTTACGATATGCACCTGTTTTTTTAGGACTTTTCTGCTTTAATTTTTCTACGGCAACATCAGAAACTTCTTCTTGCGCTGTCAGTAATTCTTCTTCCACAACATTCGCATATCTTTGTAATTCTCTAGCAATCTCACTCGCAAAATCATTCATATTAAGTATGCTCCTTTGCAATAATAGTCAATGTTTGATACATTTCATCATCATTCATTGGCGGTTCGATAATATCAAAGATACGACCTTTCATATTAATTCGCATTAATTCTGTAATACCTGTTGTATAAGGCATTACAAAACGATAAATTCGTGTAGACTGTGAAGCCGAAGCTTCAATGTACTCTGAACCTTTTACCGTTTTTATCATTGCCCATGCTTTTTTTACTTCTTGCCAATTACCTGTTTCAACCTCTTGATTCAATTCATCTTTTATTACTTCAGGTTGCTCAATGATAATTCGATTTCTACAATCACCTGTATTCAGTGGTTTCTTGTACTGAAAAGGACGCATATTACTCACCGTCCAGTTTAATTTCTTCTAATGCTTTATCGATGCCCAAACTATTAATCTGACTTAAAAAATTCTTGTCAAAATACTCTAATGCATCGTTATAAACATAACGAGAACGTTCAAAAACTAATTCTTTGAACTCCTCGTCTTTACTTAAATCATAATTCCCACAAACCCTAAGTAATGCCTTGTTAGATGTAGAAAGGATGCGCTTTAGGTTATCATCTTCCTCATCACCCAAGTGCATCCTATCTTTAAATTCCTGTAATATTTCATTTGAAATTATTGTATCCATTCACATCATTCCTTATTTAGTTGCTGGTGGAGTTGGTGCTGTAAATGAAATTTCTAAATCGTAAACAAGGGCCGCTTTATTATCTTTCGGTTTCCCGTTAGCAAATTGTTTAATTGTATAAAGAGTAGCATCTTCGAAAGCTAATGTTTGATCAAATTCTTTTAGCTTATATCCACCTGCGATTGCAGCAATATATTGTCCTTTTACAAAGAATAATGCTTTACCAACAGGAACTTCCTCACACTCGACAGGTTTGATGTTATAAGGTAATGCCATTACCCATTGACCTGTTGCGGTCTGGATTGTATTACGTGCTTGTACGCCAATCGCATCAATCGGGTTAACTACCATCACAATTTTATTTAATACTTTTCTGGATTTCCCTTTTGCATCAACAGATAAAGCTTTTACTACTTCATAAAGTTCGCCTGCTACAATTACCCCTTTATCAGACGGAGCAAATGTTAGTTTACCAGAAGATTTTTTATCAGTAACAGCACCTGTTTCTGGATTTACATCTTTCATTAAACCAACTGGTTGATGTGCTACAGATCCCCCACCATTAATAAAACCAAATTCTAGACCGACAGAATATGTTTCTACTAAAACAGTTCGAACGTAACGTTCAATCCATTCCGGTCCAAGCTCCTTCATATCATTCGGAATTGCTGCAAATGCAGTTAATTTAAGTTGACCAATTTTTTCTTGTTTGAAGATGGCATCAATTTGCCCACGGATTTCACCGAATAATTCACCCCATACATACGCCTTCGTTGCATCAGAATAAATAAACTTCGTAACTGCTCCTAAATCTTGCAAACCAATTTCAGCTAATAAGGGATGTTCTGTAACTAAATCTTCAAACACACGCTCTTGAGTCGTTACAGGAAGGATTGAGCCATCTGTAAATCCACCTTCTTTAACAACTGCATTGAAGAATTTTGTTTCTGCTGAAGTTAAAACATTTTGACCACGTTGCTGTAAAATTGAACGATCAAGCATATCGTTATTTACTTGTTCACGGACCGTATTTGCTACATCTGTTTGTAGTGCATCAAAGAAACCTTCAAACGCTGACGTTTGTTCTTGTTCTGTACTTTCTGCGTTAGTTAAAGTGTCCGTCAACTTTGCTTTTGCCTTAGTAAATGCTTCAGATTTATTAAATTTAATTACCATTGTGTGTTTCCTCCGTTTTTTTATAATTTTAAAAGGAGCCCTTTAATCCCACTGTTTTTTACAGGTTTAGGATTCGGCTCCTTTGGTTGTTCTTCTATATTGTTTTGTAAATCATTCAGGATTTCATTTTTTAATCCTGATAATGCTGCATTTAAATCTTCTTTTGTAATTCCTTGGCCTTTGTTCATGGTTCCATTTCTAAAGCCATCGATTACTTTCTGCGGAAGCATGGCAGCAGTAGCCGTTGAAGCTGTCATTTTAACTGGATTCTCCATAAACATGATTTCATCCGCGAAATTGTTTTCTAATGCTTGTTGCGGACCCATCCAAGTTTCTTCAGCCATCATGTTAAGTAGTTCTTCTTCTGATTTACCACTTTTAATGACATAGGCATTTACAATTGCTCGATCTGTTATTTTTAACATCTCAGCCGCCTTTTCCATGTCACGATGATCTCCACCATGCCACTTAGCAGCGTTGTGAATCATGATTTTTGCTGTTGGAGAAATTCGAACTTTATCACCTGCCATAGCAATTACAGAAGCTGCACTTGCTGCTAAACCAACAATTTGAACTTCCACATGACCAGGATAATTTTTTAATGCAGTGTAAATTTCCGAACCCTCATCTACATAACCACCAGGACTATTGATTGATACAATTAAATCCTCACTATTTGCATTATCCAGTTGTTTTGTAATCTTACCTGGGCTTGTCGCATCCATTTCAAACCAATCATAAATCCAAGCTTCATCATTCGAAATGATTGGCCCTTTAACGTCAATTTTTACCGTCATTTGTATTCTCACCTCCTTCAGATTCAGTTAGTTTCGTATAGTTTTTCGTAATATGATGTGTATTTAAGTTAGGATCATCAGAAACTTCATATCCTACTTCTAGTCGAATCTCATTCCCTGTAAATGCACTTGAAGAAATGAGTTTATCAATGCTTGTCGCAAGATCAAATATACTTTGATAAGAAACAGCTTTAACTTCAATTTTTTGGCCTGAAAGATACTCTTCTTCTTCAAAAAATTTAACGTTTGCTTCATCAGAAATCTTTTTTAATAATGGTTTCACTGTGAAAAGCATATAATTTTTCGTTTGCTTCTCAACATCAGCCATTTCGCCATATATCAAAGCAGTTGGAATACCAAAAGCCATTGCTACTTGATTTAAGAAGCCATTTGTTACTTTATTAATTTCCTCCACACTCTGCCCAGAACTTGCTCCACCTGACGTTTCAGCATACTTAAAACCTGGTTGTTGTGGAATGATAGCGACATCTTTTTCTCCAATCGCTTTGTACATGTTATCAATAAACTCTTGCAGTTTTGATTGGTGTTCTTTGCTCTTTGCAGCGAGCATGTCCATATCAACTGTTCCGCGAATTTGATTCTTACGTTTTTGAGAACTTAATATTCTACCGAATAAATCCCCATAATCAGTAAACAAACCATCGATAAGAGGTGATAACTTATCATTCCTGTATCTTAAATGAATGACTTCACTTTGTTTAAAACTTCTCTTAAACTGATAATCTTTTACAGTGACATTTGTAAAAGTATCTTCAAACACAGCATATTCGTTATGTTCAAAGTCATCAGCAATAAGTAAATCACCATCATCCACTTGGATAATCAAAGCTTCATTATCATAAATAAGTCTGTAAATGAAACTCTCCCAAAAGGTACTTGCAGTCATATTCTTATTCGGTCTGACATTTAATCGGTAGTAAAGCTCATCCTTTTCAAATTCTTCACCATTTTTCACTCTAAATTCTGACTGACTAATTGTTTTCCCTAAAAAGGATATACAGGTATCAATCGCCAGTCGCTTCATGTGTACTCTATTGGCTTTCTCAATAAACATTTCCACATCAAACATAAATCCTACTTCACTATTTCTTTTAAAAACCGCATCTAGCCATCCAATGATTATCACCTCCTTTATTAGAATTTAATACCGTCTAACATAAAATCGAATTCATCAACAAGAATGTTATCCGCTTGCCATAATGCATGGATAAAGGCTTGGAATCCATCTGTTTTGCGCTTAAATTCATCTTTTTTCAGATATTCTTTGTTGCCGTCCTTTTTGATGTGGACGTAAACATTGTTGGTGTACCAACGCATTAATGGATTATCTCCAAAAATAATACGATTGTTCGCAAATAACGTTTCAACCCTTGGTGCTAATAAAGAATGAATCGCTTTTGGATTACGAATATATAACAATATGAAACCTTCAGCTTCAAGTGCTGTTTTAACAAGATCAAGACGGAATGTATCAGCTACTATTGTGTTAAATCCGTATATCTCACGCATTTTTACAAACCAATCTACAATGTGAGAGATATTAATAACCGGTTCATCCACAATAGTTAGTAAGCCATTTTCAGCCCATTCATAAATAGGTGCTTTTAATTTCACCTTGTCCAAGAATCCTTTACGTACAAATGAATGACCTTTCCATATATAATCTTCACCTTGTTTAAATAGCAATCCGACTGCCGCGAAGTCTTTGATGCTGGCGAAGTCGAGACCACCTACAGCTACTTTATGTTTTAAATCTGGAACTTCTCTGAGCGTCTCTCCATCTTCTTCAAAACCAGTGCGCATGATTTCTTCCCATGAAGCTACAGACTTTGTTAAATCTGTTTCAGGGTAATTCATACGTTTTGTTATGAATTCTTCACGGTTTGAAGGATTATTTTCTAATTGTTTATATTGAGTTAATACTTTTTTAAATAATTGTTTAGCATAAGAACTTCTCGGCTCACTAAACATTGGATTCGCTTTTTCCCATACATCAGGATTATCAATTTCTTCTGGATTATCTATCTTGCAAATGAAAGGAAATAATGGATCTTCTAAATCTTTTCCCTTTAAAATGTTCATCGCTCGCTCTTTTGTTTTATCCAGGAATCCGTCGCGGACAAAGCCATCTGTACCAATAAAAAATTCCCTAGCATTTGGCACTTTTCCAAGTCCACTAGAGAATACATTTACTACATCAAAGTTTTCATATCGATGTATTTCATCGTAAATAACACAACCATCACGAAGTCCGTCTTTAGAACCAGCATTAGATGTATGATATTGCATAATGCTTTGCGTATCGTTACTCAGTATCTCTACCTTGGTTCGATAAAACATATCTTCTAGTATTTCTTTTCCTTTAATAGCATCATAGACTTCACGAAAAGAAACTTTAGCCTGCTTCTCGTTGTTTGCCACAATTGAAACATTATATCGATCTATTCCATGCAGTGGACTAATAAAGAAATGGCATAATGATGAAATTAAACCGTTTTTACCACCACCACGAGCCATCATAATTAAAAATTGCTCGTAAAAAACAGAACCATCTTCTTTATAGAAAAGAAAAACAAATGCTGTTAGGAACTTTTGGAATGCTTGCAATTCAAAGTACCATTTCTCAGTGAATTTTATATAGTCCTCATGCATTTCATTATCGAAATACAAATCATCGCGTATTAAGATGTATGTCTCCAGGTACTCAATTAGCATTATGCGCTCTTTATTCAGCTTAATTTTCCCTTCGCGATACATTTCAATATATTCAGTGACATATTTATTTTGAATCATGTTAAATCTTTAACTGAGCGCATAGGTTTTGAAGGAACTTTCTTTTCTTCTGCCGATGCTTCTAATCCAAGTGCATCTAAAATCTTTATCATTCGATCATTTGTTTTGTGTAAATCATTAATAGAAGGATTGGATTTCGGACCATGCATGCCAGATACTTTTATTCCTGTTTCTTCAATATCATCAACAAGAATACACTTTAAATCCCACAACGATAAATAGTCTTGAATTAAGTCAGTATAATGATTACCTACAATCTTCTTTTCTTTTAATTGGTTTGTTAGATCCTTTTCAATCCTTTTTCTCATTGTTTCACGCTTCACTCTAGCCACAATATCCCTCCCTTCTGATTTACATCGTTTTCCAATTTGATATAACGCGCGAATTTGGTTATAAATTTGAAAAATCGACCCCCTCCTCCGGTGCCCCTTAGAGCAATTTTTGATGAAATATTTTAAGGGGGGGTTATTACCGAATCATTTTTACCACTTTTCATCGTTTTCCCATTTATTCGGTTTCTTTTTAAAGGTTCTACCGTGTTCTTTATTATGGCAATCCACACAGACTGTTTCTAAGTTATCTATTTCTAATGCAAGCTCTGGATGATGTTCAAGTTCTTTTATATGATGGACAACGAGTTGTATCTTCTTACGCTTTGCACTCTCACTGTACTCATTGGTGTCCACACGAACACTACCATTTCGCTTACATTCTTGGCATTCGTAGTTGTCACGCTTCTTTACTTGTTCACGTATACTCTTCCACTCACCACTGTCATAGAACTTACGCTTCTGTTGTTTGGTTTTGTATTCTTTCATAACCAATATATCTCTACCTGTTCTTCCACAATAGGATGATTATGTTGAATGACTTCAGTATTGAAATGCTTATTATCAGATGGTACATGTTCAATATGAATGTATGTCCGATTAATTTTATCAATTGATTGTGTTTCCCAATCAAATGCAACACGTAACTTTCTATCAATCTGTTTGCCTTTGTAACGAACTATTGGTTTAGCATCTATATCTGTTAATGTAATTGTTAATAAAGGTTCTACAGTCTCGTTAGATTGTTTGTACTTCTCTAACTTATACATATCCACAAACGCACCGTTACATTTAGGACAAACAGTTACTTCTTGATATTCTTCTTTTGACGGATAATTAACTCTATCCTGATGGCCACACACTAAACATTTAGAAGTATGGTAATGGTTAATCTCAGTACGAACCTCACACATCTATCATTACTCCTTTCAAAAGAATATTCCAATTATACATTTACCAAATAAATACAGGTTGTTATAATAAAGTTAACATTGCCATCAGGAAAAGTGATTCGCACCCCAAAGCGAGTTGCTCTTCCTTTTTTTATGGCTATTGCTTTAAGAATTCATCCATAGTTTTATCTAACAAACTAACCATTGATTCTCTTCTTTGCTTTGGCGTTGTGTTATCTTCCATCTCGTTAAAGATTGGAATAACACTTTCTAATTTCTTTTTATCGATGAGTTCATTTATAAGATCTTGTCCTAACATCGAAATGAATGTACCAATAGCAACCGCTTGTTCTTGTTTATTTAGTTTCATTTGTTATCACTCCTTCTCCAAAATAAAAAGCACCCATTATGGATGCTTAGAATATTTTTATTATCTTTCTCAACTTATTAAATTGATTAAATCATATACTTCACGACCAATCTCGCTTCTTATGAAAGCTACGCCATCATCGTCCCACCGTGTTTCTCCTATACTTAAAATTTGAAGGGTACTCATTCTCATTAAAGAAGACTTAAGCATCTTATATTCCTCATCATTAATAAGTTCACTCTTTATAGGATCGACTGTGTCCTTAACCTGTTGTGGAGAAAAATGTAAATACACATACCTTGCATCTGTAAAATCTTGATCTGGATGCGCATCAAAATATAAGTATACTTTTTTAGGTTTTCAATATCCCAGTCATTCATGTTTTTTATAGCATTGACAAGAATCCAAGCACGATAATCGAATGTTCGGTAACTATTTAGTATTTCACCTGCCACAATTCCTAATAGTTTTGTAGATATATCCGACACTGTTTTCAAAGCCTCTTCTAAAATATCTATTACTAATTCTCTATTTTGATCATTGTTCAATAACTTTTCTAATTCATTATGATCCCCAGAGTTTAGTCTCTCTCCTGAATATATCCTTGCGACTAAGCCCTCGAGAAATTTCCTACATTTTCGTTCTCTACGTTTATCAATACCTATTTTTATTAAGCGAAAATAACCATTTAACTCTGAAACTGTATTACCAACTTCACGAGCCGTCGATAACCCTTCAGATATAAGCTGCATCGTTTCTTCAGGAACGTTTTCCAAAGATAATTTATTCTTAAAATTCATTTGAACCACTCCTATATTAGAAATTAATTCCAATATAATTTTATAACATTTCTAAATAAAAATATATCAAAAAAAGCAACCATGAATCAGTTGCCCTTTCGTCAATTTCTTATATTTTTACTATAAATACGATAAATGAAGTTTTATTCTTTTTCCAACTACTTAATGCCGTTGCATTCATTAGCTCCAACAATATTAAGTAACTGGAAGAAGAGCAAAAGCTCTCCCTAATAACGGTAACATTCAATCATTACCATCTGCTGGTTTCGGATTTTTTGTGCCATGATTATGAAATCGTTTAGACAACATATAGATTATAAAGGAACATTATGAGTTGTGTTTTCCGCCACTTCTCACAATACAAATATATCACGTTGATTCCAAAACAACCGGCACATTTACTGCCAAAAAACGGTCACAACTCTGCCACTTATTTTCCCGTAATTAATAAGGTAGCTCACTCAACTCTGATTTGAAAACACGATCATGTAAATTATATTTATCGCACATTGATCTAACTAATTCTTCAAACCAACTTGGGGCAGTTGGCGAAATATATACTCTTTCAATTAATACTCTAATATCACATGATATTCCTAAACCATGTTTTACTGGTGACTCTGCGTCATCATTTATCCACCCTTCTTCAGCATATTGAAATGGTATTTGATGAATAGCACGTATTTCACGTTCATGTTCAAAAGATTTTCTCTTGTAAACAAACATATCCATAAAATCATCCATTTCAATTGGCTCTTTTTTGAAATCTTTATAATTTACTTTACCAAACCTAATTTTTTCAGGACAATGTGCAAAGGACTCTATTAATTTTCCGATATTTGATTGAATTGCTACCCCTTCACTACTTTTCAAATATAAATCCCACATTGCTGCAGATTCATAATCATTCATATGCCAACAGTTAATTGTTACAAAGCCCCTATTGTACTCAAACATTTCGTCCTGTTTTGTAAACAACATTTCCTGCTCTGCCTGGCTAAGAATTCTTTGAAAAGTTAACTGTCTCAACTCCCGGTTTGCTCTAGGAAAAGTACCTTCGAATTTATCTGTAAACTTATCTGCTCTTGTGAAATAAATTTCTTCCTTGTCTAACATACTCATGAATTTTGTAAAGTCCATATATCTCCAAATTTTCTGCTCTTTATTTGGTAATTCATAACTCGGGAATTCTTCGTACATACAATAACCTCCATACTATTAATCTATATTCAATTATTGCATCTTTTAAATGAGTTATCCATATCTTATATTGTGTGTAACTGACCCCTTCTCTGAATCGCTTGGTATCATTGATTTCGTTTCACTTTCTCTTTTGAGTTACACAGTACGAAAATTATGAGTAACTGTATAGGGATACCACCAGCATTTTGCAAAATAACCTAAGCTATGCGGAAAAATAAAATAAGCTGCCCATGTGGACAGCTTATTTAAATAATTATCGTTATTGGAAGTCGTTTTAAAATTCTATATGTTTACTTTTTTCTTGTTCTTACGAATAAACCACAACACCACAGTTAAAAATAATAAAAAAATCAGTAAAAAGAGCGGTATTTTTTGAATAAAGAAAAATCCTTTCCAAAAATCTAACCTAGTACTATCAGGAGAATCTGTTGCCATCCCACCTATAAAAAAAGACAACGGAATAGTAATTATATTTATCCCTAAACCGAGCATTACGAATGATAGATTTTTACTCCAGATTTTTGGTAATGCAGCCATAATAAATAAAACTAATGCGGTACCAATTATAAGAAACAGTGATCCAAAATAAAACCCAAAATAAAATACAATATCCACAATAAATTCCATAATACCCCTCCAAGAATTTAATTATAACATCAATAAGGGTAATTTTGGTTGAATATGATATTCATAGAAAGTTAACATAACGCAATATTATCGGTATCACTGAAAAGAGAAAACCGTACGCCCACCAAGGAACCTTCTTTTTTTGTTCTATGGATCTATGCATTATATATTCCTATCCTAACACGTTTTTAGGGTTCTTGTTTGTTACTGGAACTGTATAAAACCTTGCAAACTCTTAGCGTAGTTTTTTCCAAAATACTGCAATAACTCTAGATTTAAAAAGAGATAAGCAATGATTAAATTTTAAACCTAGTCATTGCTTTATCCATTGCATCTTGGTTTACACCTATATAACGTAACGTGACCTTCTCTGACGAGTGATTGAATATCTCCATAAGTAATGCTATGTTTTTCGTTTGCATGTACATATGATACCCGTACGTCTTTCTCAGTGTATGTGTTCCTATTTCATCTAGCCCAAAATCTGCCGCTGCTCCACTTAATATCTTATATGCCATACTGCGACCGATTGGGCGATTCCTACCTTGTCTGCTTTGTAATAAATACTCATTGTCTTCTCTTTCTTCAATAAACCATTTAAGTTCTCTTTTCAATGCTGCAGTAATTTGTATTCGTTTCTGTTTCCCTGTTTTCTTTTCTCTCATAGATATATGACTACCTTTGACATCTCCTACCTTCAATTTCAAAATGTCCGAGATTCTCAGGCCTGTATTGATTCCCATAATGAAGAGAATGTAATTACGTAAGCTCTTTTCCTTAAAATAATCTTTTAACTGCTGTATTTGCTCCGGATCACGTATCGGTTGAACAAAATTCATTATTCATTACCTCCCGTTTCTTCTGTCTCGTAAACTTCTAATCCAAGTGCAAAAGCAAGCTTATAAAACGCTTTAGACTTCCAACGTCGATAAGTACGTTCTGACATCCCTATTTCGTTATAAACCATGTAATCACATACGTCCTCTTCTTCTAAATAACGTTTATAAATAATATCTCTTTGAATGCTTCCTGCACGTCCGTTCCCTAATCGATTTAGAAACTGATCTATACGTACTGACATTCTTTCAAGCCACTCTTCTCGTTTACTTTGTTGGATATTTGCTATAGCAACATCTTCTAATGGTTTTCCAACTGTATGTGTAGGACCATGCTCCCGTACTTCATAAGAAGGAGTGACTTTCATTTCTTTACGCATCATCCCGAATTGTCTATGTATACGTACGCTTTCCAACACACCTTCTAATTTCTCTTGTGTCGCTATTCTATCGATTTTTGGTAAGAAAGATAATTGTTTAGTCATGTAAGACCACTCCTTTTTATTTTTAGATTACTTTTGTCTTATTGCTCTACGTCTTCGTTCATAACAAGGTCTATGCATCCCCATTAAATCCTCAATTTCACGAGTGCTAAATTTCTCTTTTCGTTTTTTCTTCTTTTTCTTTTTCGCTTGATTCGATTGCTTTTTCCATTCACGTAACTGATCCTTTAACCCCTTCATTTCCCCATCTCCCTTTTCAAAATAAAAAGGACACCTATTCCTAAAACAGCCTTAATTGCTGCTTTAATGAATTGGTGTCCTCTAGTTTTCTAGCCGGACTATATTCTGTTTGCTTTCACTTTAAAATAATTATTTGTTAGCTGTTCTATTAATTCACTCTATTCATCGCTTCCTTCCAATTCCTCACTCTCTTCACGAATTTGTCCAATTAATGAAATTACAGAACCAACTGCTTGAACCCAACTTCCTATTATATCTATTAGTTTCCCTTCTTCATTTTCATTAGTTTTTTTATTTACCTGAGTGTCTATATCTTTCTCCACATCATTTACATTACCTTCTTTATTAGACCGGTTTTCATTCCTGATACTTTTTAATTCTTCAATACCTCCTATTGCCTGTAATGAATTTCCAATCGATTGTAATAAATTCCCTATAATATTTAAGGATTCATCTTTATCGGATGTATCCTCAAATTCATCTGCTAATGCTGTAAGTCCACCCAAAGCCTGTGTCCAATTCCCAGCAATCACTAATTTAATTTGTGTTTCTTCTTTAAACTCAATAATCAATCCGGATATTACAGTAACATTACCGATTGATTGGATTTCATTACCGATTTGTTCAAGCGACACTTCTCCTTGACCATCAGCCTCTAAAGCATTTCCAACAGCCTGCAATACGTTTCCATAAACATTTAAATCCTTTCTTACATTACTGCTTATAAACTCAAAAGGCGTACTTCCAATAGCGGAAGTAATAGTTCCTATTGCTGCTACCCATGCACCAAATATCTCTTTAAATTGGTTTTCCATTTAAAACATATCCCAGCATTAAGTAATTAATATAATCCTATTCAATTCCCCACCTCACTGTTAATAATTTTAAGTTTCTCTTTACTTTCTCATTTTATAATAACGTCTTATAAAAGTATTTTTTAGGAATTATGCAAATTTATTAAACGTACTTCTATATTGATTTTATACATATTATTGAATCAACTTTATAAACCAACTACATCTTTAAATTTATTAAAATACTTAAGAATCATTATCCGCTCCACACAATGTTAAATGTTCAAATAACTCATACTGATCAGCGAAACAATCTAAACATTTTGGACAGATATACATTTGTACCACCACTTTCTTTTAAAATAAACCTTTCATTAAGTTCTATTCCCATATAACTCTTCCAATTCTGTTTATACTCTAACTGTAACTTTAAGTTACATACCGCTCATATTAAAAGGATGATTTTGTTCTTTCCATTTTCCTCATTCGCCCTTAATAAAACTCAATATTCCGTTAATAATGTGAATACAATTTCTGATTTCCCTTCATACCCGAGGGCTTGGTAGCTAGCTTTTGTTTTGTTTCGTTCCTGTTTCTTAAAGGATTCTTTATTCTTTCTCGAATAAAATCAATAATTCGGCATATAATATCTGTGCATCTAGATTATCACCTTTGTATGGAGCAGTTAGACTGGGCTAACTGCTCTTTTATTTGTCACAAAATGAAATTTTTATTAATATTTCATGTTTAAATAAATTTCTTATACATTGTGATACAAAAATTATCAACTTATAGAATTCCTCTTTAAAAGCTTCACTTATATAGATGTATTTTTAAAAGGAATAAGTTTCATTACTTACCCTTGCAATAACACAACAATTCATTTGTTAATTTTCAGAAAATATCAACTTGTATTACAGTATCTGCTATCGCGCTTAGCGTAGAAACTGTTACTTTTAACGAGATACTATCCCCTGCTTGGAATGTTGTTGAAATATTATTAGTTATATTAGAAGTCTGAGCACCAGTTAATGAAACTACAAGAGGTGTATCCACACCATTTTTTCGAATAGTCCATGTATCAGTATTTGTCCCTCCAGGACCAACTCGAGCACGCACCGATAGTGATTTTACAACAGATTTTTGACTTAATCGGATAAATACTTCTGTATTTGAAACAGCTGCTGTGCCTGGTCTATAAAAACGAGTCCCTCCAGTTGGTAGACCCGAAGGATCTGCCCAAATAATAGTAGTAGGCTGTAAAACTGTAGAAAAGCCCAAATTATTAGCGTTAGAATTTATAAGATTCGCTGAACTTAAAATCAATGTTCCAGCTGATTGTGATATATCCGCTGTAGTGCCTTGAACCGACGCTAAACGCAAACTTAATTGTGCTCCTATTCGATTTACTTCTGCCCCAATATAAGATCCAGCTCCACCTGAACTAGTAGTGGTTAAATTAACATCACGGCAATGAAAATTATGTGAATTTGTATTAACCAATATGGCTCTTTTATTCCCTAAACCGGCTGATTTTACTGTTATCGTTGTTGCTCTTACAGTACTTATACTTTCATCTGGAATTCCTGTTCCAAAAGAATGAATTCCATAAACATTTGAAGTTCCACTTGTTGATGCTGTAGAATTATCCACAGTTATAACTGCTGTTCTTAATCTAGAAGTTTGTGATGTTGTTCCAGGAAAAGCAATCCCTGTTAAATCCACATGGATAGAAGAGGTTCCTAATACCGTAATATCTTCTACTCTTGTATTTTCTCCCATTGTGAGTACAGTAGTATTTGATGTTGCATTCTGTTGACGAATTATTACTGTCCATAGACTAATTCCTCGTAATGAATTTCCATTAGGGATAACTACCTTTTCGTCATAAATTCCAGGAAACACAAAAATTGTAATCCCTGTAGCTCCTGTAGTATTAATCGCTGTAATCGCACCATTAATTGTTTTAAAAGGGTTTCCTCCAATAAATGCTGTTGAATCATTTCCTGATTTCATGACCACCGCTGTATTTGTTCTTGATATTAGCAGCTCTTGTAAACTCATTTACTATTATTTCCCCTTTCATCCTTTATTTCGTTTTTTGCCCATTAATATCTTATGAGCCGGGAAACAAATTAGATGCAAATAAAATTTTCATATTAGACCTGGTCTAACAGCGTAACAATTAAATAATTACGAGCTTTTTTCTACTGGTCACTCTCTTTCTATTAGCTATTATTTTATAAAAGAGGATTGTCTTAGAAAGTACGCTCAAATGTCGAGCACACTCCTTTAACTCCATTGCTCAACTCCCCTTTACTCTAAAATAATGTTTTCTATTTAGCTCATTAATCTAGCTACTTTATCACTTATTGAGTACAAAATAGCGTTTTTATAAAAAACTTTTCACCTCTTAATAAAACAAGCATATATTACTTTGTAGGAAACTCCAGTCCATACGTACACACCTTTTAGTTTAGGAGTACACTTATATGTGTGCCCTTTTTTATTTACTTTCAAATAAAGTTTTCGTTTTAATTCTCCCAAGGCGCTCTATTCATTTATTGTTGGTTTCGAAAAATACTTTTCACCTTTTAACTGGACAAGCATATGTTATTGTATGGAGAAACTCTCCACTCATAAAAATCTATCTTTCTTGTCCAAGAGCACAATATATATGTGCTTTTTTTTTATGTCTAAATAACGCTTTTGTTCACTTTTTTGATACATTTATGAAACATTCATGTGTTATCTTCAGTACGTTCTATTCTTTTTATAAAATCATGTGAGATATACCAACACAAGAAGCTCTAGAGCCCTAACTCTAGGGCTTCTTCATTTAAATAAAGATTTTGTTTAAATTTCATTAATCTTATTGATTCCTTTGCATACAGTATTATCACAAGGAATTCCACAGGTAGCTCTGGTCCAGTTACCTTGAATTTCTTGCACACCTTGTGGGAAGAATCCGTTTATAACAAACGGGTTCTTTTATTTTTGCTCATACAAAAAGAATTTTGTTTTAAATTTGCACCTACCTGAATAGCACGCATACAATATTTTGCGTATTCATATTCAAGATCACTTTTGGTCAAGAGCTCTTTAAAAAGAGCTCTCTATTTTTTTGATTAACACAAAATAACTATTTTGTTAAATTTCATTGGTCTATTTTTCTTACAAACCTTACAAATTTGTAATATTAATGTCACCTAAATTGATAGTAAATTGGTTAATGTTGGTTTATCATACAAAACGTTGACTAAATTAAATAAAACATCATAAGTAGGTGACACATTATGGGAAGAAAATTATTACGCTACGTAATTGTAAGTATATTATTTCTAACTATCCCGATTATATTTATTCATTTTGTATCGTCTCAATCCATTCCAAAAGAATACAGCGAAGAATGGCCAGCAGTAAAACAAACTGCTAAACTAGTTACAATTGGTTACTTTAAAAAAGAGAAGCATCTTGATATTGTAATTGAAAAAGTTGAGCCTCCGGAAGAATATAGAACACATGAGATTTACCTATCCGGATACGTTGCTGGCGATAAAGAACAAAAGATTTCTGCTACTGTAAATTTTAGTGAGAACTATTCAATTAGAGATACATCTAAAGAGTTATTTTAAGTCAAAGAGTATTTAACTTATGTTAGATACTCTTTTTGCTAAATTAACGCTTTTGTTTAGTTTTCAATGGTTAAATTAATAGCTCCAGCCAAATCTAGTTTTATTAATAATCGTTCTGCAACCACTTTTCCAGTTTCATCTACAAAAATACGTAAACTTCCACAAAGGTTTTCTATCTTTACATCTTTCACTTTAATTCCCCATTTCTTAATAAAATTCAAATTTGGTCTTACTTTATTAAATTTGAACTCACATTTTCCTCTCTGTGTTGAGTTAAGATAATCTTTAACGCAGTTGCTATTCCTTCATTAGCAATCCATTGCCCACGTAAGTATCCTGATAAACCTAAATCGCCATTTTCATACGCTTTGTCTGATTCCTTTCTGTTCTCTACTGCTGACTGTTTTAAATGATTGATATATTCTTCAATTACCTTTTTCATTTTCTCTATCCCTCCTAGTCTAGTTCCAGAAATTCTGATCTGGTACGCTTCGAATGAGTTATCCTAATCTTCTGAATACCTTTCCCATGCTCTTCTATTGTTGCATCCCAAGCTTCAGCTTCACTCCTAGCATCAAAGCAATCCATCTTTTGCCGTTCTTCTTTATCGTAAAAATGTACTTCAAAGCTTGGATTGAAAAACTTTTCACTGGTGCTTATAGCGTTGTAGCGGAAACTCCCTATAACATCATCAATAGTTAATTGCTTCATAATCGCATCCCCAGTTATTTAATTTTTTCCGTGATCGTAGTTGAAACACGATCAACTTTTCCACCTTGCCAAGTAATTACTTGTTCCCCGAATCCTGTTACTGGAGGATTCAGTAGCGTAACCTCACCATTCTTGACCACATAAATTTTATTATCAGTAACATCGATTTCAACTTTTGTAGGCTTCATACGACTGAAATCCCCCTTTTTCTTGTTAGCTAACTTTTTGTTGTTGATTCCGTTGCAGCTCTTGTTTCATTGATTCGAATTTCACTAACCATGCTTGCCAACGCTTATCATTTTCTTCTTGCTGCTGTATTGCCACTTCACAATTACAACCGCTCGTTTCAATCACACCTGGATAAGTTTCTTTACGAATAATTCCTGTATCATGACATAATACACACATGCTTATTCCTCCTTATTAGAAACCTAAGTTTGCAAGCCTTTGATCAGCTGTCGTAAATTTCAGTACCTTTGAATCACCTAATAAACGACTAACGGTCTTAGCATCGTATTTATTAAAAAGTTTTTTTCCAGTAAAGTTTGTTGTGGTAAATGTACTCATTCCCTGTCTAGCATTTGATACCGCATATAACAGGCGTTGTATGAAATCAGATGCCTGTCTATTTGAATCCGTTGAACCACTTTCTGCCCCAAGATCATCTAATACTACAAAATCAGCTTGTCCAATTAATTGAACGAAATATTGAAGTGTATATTTACTGCTCTTATCATCAAAAGAATCCATAATCATTCTTGTTATTGCTTCTAATTCAACGTACAAGCAACTTTTCATAAGATGATAATTTTCTTCTTCTTGACTGATATCCCAAAAATATTGATTTAATTCATGAAGCATGCTGTATGCTAGGAAACTTTTTGCCGTTCCTTGATTTCCTGTAAATACAACTTTTCTAATTTCTCCGTTCTTTAAATCCTCCAAAGTTTCTTCTACAGCTTTCTTGTGACTAATCGTTTCATCACACCCAGTTCTGTAATCAGATAATCTTGAAAGAGGAATTTTCTTATTTGTAATAACACTAGCCTTTTCTAGTATTTTGAATTTATGTAAACGGCTAATCTTCTTATAATGAGCGTTAGCTTGTTCTTCCAAAACCTTATCGTTTTGCTCAACTACACATCTTGGGCAAACAGGTTTTCCTTGATAAATAATCATTTGAATTGGCTTAATGATTGTTTGTCCACCTATTACATAGGAGTGATTCATACATTGATCAGAATGGTAATTCACCTTCGATTCCAGGGATTCCGCCAGTTTTTTCATTGGTGTTGCCATTTCTATTCGCTCCTTTTTTACCTTTGTTCTTATACTCTATTTCTGCTGCATTAACACCAGCTAAAGTACGAATGTTTTTATTAACCCACTGTTTTAAAATCCCTTCAGCATAATTCCATTTCTTCTGCTGTTTCAAAGCACGCTCCATAGCTGCTTGTACAAGCTCTTCGTTTGTATCGTTTACCCATTGCGAAATACTTTCGGCTATGAATGAATTTAAAATACCGAAATTACTTTCGTAGAAGGAGAAGATGCTACTACTACTTTGTATATTAGTATTTTGTTTATTAGTACTTAGTAGCTTGGGATTTTCCACCGGTGGTTTTTCCACTGGTGGCTTTACCTCTGGTGGAATCTCCACTGGTGGCTTTTCCGCCACTGGGTCATTTTGCGGAACTTCATATATGATTGTTTCCCACTTAATAATTTTGTTGTTATCATCTCTCACCGGAAATCTTTTAAGATACCCATATTCCTTTAGTTCTTTCATTCCAGCTCTTAAACTATCTAGCCCGTCCTTTGCATGCCTAGATAATTCTTCTCTATAAAAAATCCAATCATCAGGAAGTGTAAGAATATACGCTAAAATCCCTTTTGCTTTCCAACTTAATCTTTTATCTTTAAGACCTGTATTATTTATTGTCGTGTAGTTCTTATCTTTATTTACTCGAAAAGTAGCCATTAATTTACCTCCTTGTACAAACCGCCACATATGCTTGTCCACTTTTAATAATTCGTTGAATTTCATAATACGGATAACCAACTTTGAAATACTGTTCAATCATTTGCTTTAATTCATCTTTACTTTTTGCTAAATCCCAGAACTTTTTAGGTAATAGCACTTGATATTCAATTGAATGCATGTACTATTTCCCTACTTTCCGTGATATACTTATAACAAGTGTTTTTTCTTAAAGGACCCACTGCCATGGGTCTTTTTATTTTGTTTTACGTCACTCCAAGCCCATCGTTTTATTGGCTCGTAGGTAATGTAAAGTAACAAGGCGCCACACGCGATAAACATTGCGAATATAACTAACGATGTTGTATCTTCCACTAGATCACCTCCTTTTGTGTTTCAAGCCAAGCTTCTAAATCCTTTTGTAGAAAAAGTAGTTTGCGCCCTTCTCTAATCACCGGAAACTGTGGATGGTTTGCTAATTCATACACGCGACAAACTGCTATGTTTAGATACGCTGCCGCTTCTTTTACTCTCATTACTTTATTTGGTTGTGCTTGTTGTTGAAATGAAGCTAATGCTGCTTGAATCTCCTCTCGAACAACTTCACGGATTGATTCTTTAATAATTTGATCTAATCCCATTTTCCTTCTACTCCTTTTGAAATACCTGAATTTTATTAAAGATATATAATCATACCAATCTCAGTCGCCATGCATTTATGCATGATATCGCTTCATAGAAGTCTTTCTGTAAGATGTTGCAATAACTATTTACAGCCAATGCTGATTTCACGTCTTTCCATGCAGATGAGAAGAGCTTCTTCTACTATCATGAACAACATGATTAATAGTTCCGTCATCCCAAATCTTGTATACTCTCCGATGTGAGGCATTTCTAATTGCTTGTTGCTGACTAGCATGATTCATTTGACTTCTTATATCAGCCATGACATTGTCATGGCGCTTACCAAATATTTGAGAAACTGTTAAACTATCCGTAACACCCTGATTCCCTTCCATAAAAATAAACTTGCTAACTGGATGTTGCACAACTTGTAATTGATTCTTTTTTCCCCTCCTACAATAATTAACTACAGGTTAACTTATTTTTTCAAAAAAAGGACAACCTATAGTTAACTTTGTTCTAACAATTCATCAGTTGCCACATTATATAACGTTGATAGTTTACCTAATTTTTCTAAACTCGGTTGCCTTTTTCCTTGTTCCATATAACAATAACCACTTTTAGAACAACTTAGATATTCAGCTACAAATTGTTGTGTATAACCGAGTGATTTCCTTAATTCTTTCACGCGTTCTACATTAAGTTTTGTCATTAGCATCACCCTTGTTTCTTTCGATGTCTTCATAATACCAACTTGTTAACTACAAGTCAACAAATTTATGTAAAAAAATCTTTCCCAAAAAACTAAGTTGTCTCAGAGTCAACTTTTCTGTTATATTTTATATATCAGGTAATACTGAGGTAATACTAAGGTAATAAAAAGGGGATTTTTATGGAGAATATAATTGGGAAAAGAATCAAAGAGATAAGAATGTCGCTCGGTTATACGCAGCAACAATTTGCAGATAGCGTAGATATTAGTAAACCTATGGTATCTTATATCGAATCAGGTAAAAAGACTCCATCTAGGGAAACCGTTTCAAAAATTTCCAATTTAGCAAACATATCAACCGACTACATTATGGGTTTATCAGATAATAAAACTAGCGAAGAACCTTCAGCATCAGATGTTATGTTAGAACTAAAGTATTATATAGATCGAGTAGAAACATTCGATGATGAAACGAAAGAATTTGCTATTAAAAAGATAAAAGCATTAATTTCTGGATTAGACATAGAAGAAAATAAATAGTAAGGATGATTGATAGCTATCGCTAACAATCATCCTTTTTTCTTTAGCATAACCATTTCACATTCATCTAAAAGATTGTCAATCTCCTTCAACATTAAAGTTGCTCCCTCATCTCCTTTTTTAGCCATTTCAATTAACAATTGAATACCTTGTTTACAATCCTCCATTTTAAATTCCCCATCCTTTTTTCTTTATAGTAATTTGTGAATTGTTCACATAGTTTCGTTTTCTCTATTTTTAGATAAAAACCGAACGCCCCTTAAAAACACGAAATGCGACCATCCTTTTTAGGACAATCGCATTTCTATTGATTATATAGTAGAACCTTAAAGGCCGCCTCCGCCTGGTTCGTTTGAATACAAGATAATATTTTCATAGCTCGCTGCCTCTTGTTTCGGCTCTTCAACTTTTTTATCTACTGAGAAAACAAATAATCCAGCGATTGCTAAAAATGATAAAAGGATTGATATTTTTTTCAATAAATCCACCTCTTTCTATAAAGATAATTATACCATTTTTTTAAAAATCACCCAAGTATAATTTAGGTAAATTTGCATAGAAAAGACTCTTCTTTTGCAAAAACATCATATAGGATTTTTCTATTAACGATTTATCGTTTCTAGCTAATCCCATATAACAAGTTTGGAATTCGTTTAATGCGCCGTTTTCTTTTTCGATTTCTAATAAATACATTTCTGCTTTTTCTTTGTTTCCTTTTTGTAATTCTAAATAGACATGGCCATCCTTATCTAATCCAGAATACACTTCTTGTATGTCCTGGTAATGATGAATTTTCAAAAAGATTATGGTACTCTTAATTCGTCTCATTTTTCTTTCGATATCTTTATCCCCAGTAAACATTTCATCACTTAGAACTGATAAGCTTTTTTCTAAAAACATTTTCGCCTTTGAATAATCTTCGAATATATATGATTCTCCCATGTTGTAATAGGAGTTAGCTTTTTGCATAAAAAAACTGCTGTTTCCGTCACACATGTCCATTAATTCAATACATGTTAATCTAGCTTTCCTCACTTCGTTTTGCATCATATAAGTGACAATCAACACTTCTTTTATTCTGACTAAAAAACTATCATAAATAAATTTATTCTTTACTTCTTTTACGTTTTTTTTAGCGATACTAATACGCTTAAATAATTTTTTATATTCTTTCGTTTGATATAACGTTTGGCATAAAAGAATGTCGATTAGTACTTTCATTTCCCATGATAAAACATGACTTTTGTACTCTTCTAATTCGTCATAAAAATCCTCAGGGCTATATTCTTCTACATCCTTACAGTGTTTAAAGACAATTTCGTATATTTTCGCGAATTCCCGATTAATTTCAGTATTGGAACTTTTCTCAAAATCAATTATTACTTTCAAAGAATCGAATTCTCTTCGGAATGCAGCGTATTCTAAAGCTTCTCTTCTGTTCTCAGGTTTTGCATACATTAAGTAATCTGATATTATCTCATCTTTTAATGTAACATACGGTTTCTTGTAAATCTTCATAATTATTTTAATTAAATAATTAAAACTAATTTCAGTTTTCCCGCTCAAAATACTAGATACTGTACTTTTAGCAATCCCTAAATAAGAAGCTAATTCATTGTTTGTAATTTTTAATGCAAATAAATCGTCATTTATTTTTCTTAATAGATCCGTCATTACCTGGTCTTTTCCGCTACTTACTAGAATATTATCCACTATTTTGTCCCCCTTGTTGGACAAAAAGACACGTTACCCTAGATTTCTTACCTTTACAGGAAAACGTGTCATTATATCTAGGTTATATGTTATAATTATGGATGAGACTTATGACAGATGTTTTCCCTACTCGCATTAGGGAGGACGGTGTAAGAGTGCAGCCAACACTACTTACACAGTCATGGGTCTTTTTTACGTCCATTTATTTTATTGCTTTCATAATAACACAAATTTCCCAAAATTCGGTCATACAGTAATCTGATAATTATTGAGAAAGTTCAAAAAACGCTATATATCAACGTTCTTCGCATCCAATGGAATAAAATATGCAATTTTGCATTTCATATTTTAAAGTACCATATGCATATATTACCACTAACCGCCCGAAAACAGAACGCAAGTTCTTGTTTTTGCTATTTATTTTTTATAAAACACTCAATTATAGTCTGTTTAATACTTAAAGACTATACTCGAATTATGAAACTGTTAGAAGAACCTAAATGAGAGCGTGTTTGCAAACAACTCGCGTTTTATTCTAAAGTCTTAGCGGAGACTAACGAATTGTTATGATTTGATTGTAGAAGAAATCATTTCTATTTTGAAATTGTAAAATTTTCTTTTGTTACAATTTAATCAAGAGAGCTGATACTCTCATTTTTTCTGCAATAAAAAAGAGCCATTAGGCTCCTATTGTATTACACTCCCTGCCTGGATTTAAACTTATTTTCCATCCCCCTGGGTCCTTTATATAATTTGTCATTTGGTTATTCTCCCCCCTTGTTATATACCCGTGCCTGGGTCTAAACTTATATCCCATCCACCGCCTGGATCAGAAATCATTTTCCACCCTGTACCAGGTTCTTGATTGTGTTTCCAACCACCACCACCCGGTTCATTATGCCACCCTACACCAGGATTAGTTACTTTATGTCCGCCTGGATCATTTGTGAATTTCCTCATAGTCTTACATCCCCCTTTATCTAATTCTATTAATATTTTACTATTATTTAACATTGGATGACAATCATATCCTATAACTGAATTTGTTTATATATGGTAGAATATATCCATCGCTGATATGTCCAAACATGTAATTTTCATAGCAGCAAAATTACAACTAGACTTATACAACATGATTCAAAACAAATGAAGGAGTGTTTTAAGTGAAAGGACATATTCGAAAAAGAGGAAATAAGTATTGTATTGTTATTGATATCGGGCCTGATCCAGAGACAGGAAAAAGAAGACAGAAGTGGTTTTCTGGGTATAAGACAAAAAAAGAAGCACAGGCTGATGTGGCAAAGAAAATTACAGAGTTGAATGAAGGAACTTTTATAGAGCCATCTAAAGTTACGCTAAAAGATTACCTAAATCATTGGCTAGAAATTAAAAGTATGAGCATAGAAAAGAGTACCTTTGCTGGCTATAGGGCATTTATCAACCAACATGTTATACCTAGTATAGGAATGGTCGCGCTCCATAAATTAAATGTTATGCACATTCAAAAATGCTATAAGAATGCGATAGATAAAGGGATTGCAAACAATTCTATTCTGCTTATGCATAGAATTTTAAAGAGCGCTTTAAACCTAGCCGTAAAACAAAATATTATCTCTCGAAATCCAGCAGATTTTGCTGAGATACCTAAAAAAGAAAAAACCCCTATCCAGACTTGGACAGAGGAAGAAGTAAAAAAGTTTTTAGCTCATTCACAAGAATCACGATATCACATTGGGTATCTACTTGCAATAACTACAGGTATGCGTCTGGGAGAAGTTCTAGGTTTACGATGGCAGGACATTGATTTTGAAAAACATACTGTTACAATAAATCAAACATCTGGTCATGACAATAAAATCAAAACAACTGCAAAAACAAATTCATCAAAACGCACAATTCCTGTACCTAATGAAACAATAGCAGCCTTAAAAAAACATAAAATTTTAATCAATAAAGAGAAATTAAGGTTTGGTTCTGCTTATCTAGATCAAGATTTAATAAATTGTAATGAGTTTGGAAGAATCATAAAAAGAGCACATTTCAGAAAAAGCTTCATTAGGATGACACACAAAGTAGGTATAAAAGAAATTAAATTCCATGATTTAAGACATACACACGCAACTCTACTATTGAAACAAGGGGTTAACCCTAAAATCATCAGTGAGCGATTAGGTCATACAGATATTTCAATGACATTAAGTATCTATTCTCATGTTTTACCAAATATGCAAGAAGAAGCCGTTAAAAACTTTGGTAAAAGCATCTTTGGATAACGTATGTTTGCAAAATGTTTGCAATTCATAAAAATAGGTCAAACAAACGTTGTTATATCAAGGTTTGTTTAACCTATCATCTTATATTCTTGATAAAATCTCCGAATCCCTATTGAAATATTTAATAATGGAGCGTTCTCACCACCGCGGGTTATGCATTCGAATCGATATACATAGGAGAAAAAATCTTGTGTTTTTTCATCTTTTATCGGCCCTGACATCGCCTCACAAATATTTTGTGATCTAAGAGGGGAAAAATAGATTTCTTCTTCATTTGTATTTTCTAAATATATAGGACGCTCACAAAAAATATGTGAGATTAAAGCGGGCACCCACTTAGAATACGTTTCAATATCATGTAGTACTGGCAAATTAGAAATCAAATCGGATTGCCATTCATATTTTGGTGGTTCTACTAATCTATTTGGTTTCCAATCATGAATAATCTCATACCAACTTTGAAAAATATAATCGAGCTGCTCTTGTCTAATAGGTTCTTTCGATACAATCCATGGTGTATTTTCATTTAATACGTATGGGTTATGCTGAATAAACAATATATCCGAAAACATATCATACAATCTTTCATTCAAACGTTTCAACTTACTCGTTAATAAAAATGTCTTATAATGTATCTCTACGATGTCCAGCCATTCAATAGGAAAGTATATAAATGATACCTTTTCATTTAAAAGGGGTTCTACTATATTTTCAAATGTTAGCAGCCTTAATTTTTTCATAAAATGATTCCTTCCTTTCTTCAGTTGTCTTGATTATCAAAAAGCTAGAACAATAGTTACTTAATCTAATCCATTTAAACCAAGTATTTAAAAGAAACGTAAAAACTGTTTATCTACATAAATTATTATCAAACCAACTCTTTTAAAAATTCAAAGTAATTATCATGTATAACACCTCTACTATATTTTAATTTTGATACATTCGAATTATACATTACACTTAATGCATTGTACTTATCATTTACAATATCTTTACAAAAAAACCAAAAAAGAACACCTTAATTCGGTGCCCTTTTTACAAATATCAACCTTTATGTAATTGAACATATAGATAACAGTAATCCCCCAAATGAAATTGCTCCTAGTAAACCTACTACAACTCCTGTTAAACAAATACAATCAGCAAGACAAATAGAAGACTGCGATAATGGAACAAATGACCTACTTGTACTCGAACCATATTGTTTTATTTTCTCATAATTCACATCTAACATTAGATGTAAACATGTTACACCATCCTCAATAGTATGTAGAGGTTCTTTTTCTAATCGCTCCAATAATTTACTATCAAAAGCAACTGATAGAGGATACTGCTTATCCGATTTCATATTTTGATAAATTAGTTGCAAACGAGATAATATATTGTTTTTCTTCTTTTCAGATGTTACTGTACATTTCATTTTATTAAATTCATTTAATAACAGTGTCAATTCATCTCTTTTTCCGTATAAATCTTTAGCTATTTTTCTCTTTAGTTTATACGAATGGATAATAGATTTTAGTTCAATCATATTCATACACTTCCTAATTACATATTATTTACCCGATTATTTTATAGATAAACAGTACTTTTTAATCTTATTTAAATTACACTCAAGCATCTTCATTTACTATCGATTAACATTACATTAACCTTACAAAGTTGTAATAAATTCGTTAGCTAGAAGGAAGCAATGCCCAAACTAGACAGATATTTAATGACAAAACCATAAGCAAAAAACAATGATTAGATTTTAAATCTAGTCATTGCTTTATCCATCACATCTTGATTACATCTATATATCTTATTGTTACTCTTTCACTTGAATGATTGAATATATCCATTAATAATGGCTATATTCTTTGTCGGCACGTACATATAACTAATGTTTTTTTATTGATAAAGTGAAACTTTAATCAGCTCTCACCAATCGGGCTTTTATGGGCAGTCCGCCACCTAACTTCTCTTTGCTCTCGCTGAATTTTTGGGGGGATGTTACTGCCCGCAACTAGCAAGATAGATGTTATCAATATTCATACGTTACAATAGTACCAGTAGTATCAGTAAAACCATCAAAACAGTTAGAGCAACCACCACAGCCGCCACAACCGCCACAGCCTCCGCAACCAAAACAACCGAAGCAACCAATACAACGGAAGCCACCACAACGGAAGCCGCCACAACGACCACAACCGCCACAGCGACGAGCAGCATCTTCAATATAGTAATATGGATATTGGTTTTGCTGGTCCCAATAGACAATATTTCCAGACCGGTAATCATTAAGGCTTAACGCTTGTAGTTCTTGTTGAAACTGATTCATTTTCATAACCTCCGTTTATAAAATACAACCTCATCGATACTTCCCTATATTCCTGTTCGTTACATCTAAGTAGAAATAGCGCTATAAACTAAGTTCAATACGTACACCAACAAAGTATGACTTATCACTAGATGATGCACCTTGTTCATATACCTATTTTTACTATGGGCTCATTTTTATAAAGTGAAACTTTAATCAGTGGGGTTTTGTTCATCCCCTACCTAACTTCTTTGCTTCCGCTGAATTTTGAGGTGGGGGGCTTACTGCCCGGCAAATAGCGGGATAAATAAAAATTAAAAAATATGAATTCTAGCGTCATATCTTCATACTTACTAAGTTCAATTAATTTCTCAATAATTATGATGCCATGTCCTATATATTTCCGTCTGCTGCTTAGATTTTTCTGTACTGTAAATGGCTTTCGCTATAACACCTCCAAGTGACCGGTTTCTATGACGGATATGAAATTCCAACAAAAAAAGCCCTAATTAGGGCTTTTCATTCTATTTCTCCAGCAAAACTCTCTATGAAATTGCTAATTGAAAAAAGACACACTTAGATTGATGCGTCTTTTTGTGATGCCTCTTTTGTGAAATCATATAAAGCAATTGCGCCTAAAAGAACAAGTATACCTTGAGGAACATCTAGCAAAATAGTTTTCCAAATTTCTGGAATTACCCATTTGATATCTGCTGCTGTTTCAAGATATGTTTGGAAATAGCTGATTGTAAAATTAATGATTCCTAAAAATACAAACAACGATAAACCAAATCGAATTAATTTCTTATTTGTAAACATATAACACCTCTCAAAATTCAT